ATGTGTATATTATAGGCTTTTATATATCTAAAGGCAAATAACTAGTTGAGTAGGACTACTCGACTTGTCTGCCGTCGCCCTTTGCGTTCCTGCCCTCCCCTGAATTATCTGGGGAATTTGCGGCACGTTCTCCGTCCCTAGTTCTGCTTTGCATAGCCTGAGCTTTAATTTCAGCAGCTTTAGCGGCTAAATCGACTACTTCATCTCCGCCTTCTCTTGGAACCATACCCTTTCTAATTCTAATTTCATTAGGGGTAATTACTTGTAATCTCAAATATCTTTCATCAATCTTAGACTGAGTATCTTCATCGGTCAAGCTTAATTCATTAAATTTAAGAACTAAGGCATCCGTCATTTCTTGAATAACCTTATTTAATTTCTTTTCAAGAATATCCTGCGCTGGTGCACAAACTTGCTCTTTAAATGTTTTATCAGCATCTCTAGCATTTGCCAATGATATTCCAGTAGCCGTTCCAACCTTATTAATTGGAACTCTGTGAGCCATTAATATTTCATCTCTATTTGCTTGGCGATAAACATTAAATGATGACTCTTGTGCTCCCGCCTCAATTGGCTCCATTTTAAATTCAGTTTTAGAATCTGGAGAATCTGGTGGTAGCGGAATATATAAAGATCTGTGGTTTTTGCCACGAAGACCTACTTGGAAAAACTCTAATAATTTACGCTCAGACTCAGGTGATAATTTAGCACCCTTTACAGTAATAATATATCTTGGGACTGCCTTATTCTCAAAATAATCTAAGTTATATTTGCCAGCAAATTCATTACCAGCCATTGCATTCTGTGCGGCAATGATATCTGGAATTCCATAATAGTTATTCTTAGGAGTATATTTCTTCAAATGAATAATTTCATTTGGACGGTCTGTCGCCCCTGCAATTGGATTGGGGGTTTCAGTATCTCCAAAGTTGCGGAAGAATACAGCCTTGCCATACAGCAACTGCACAAAACCGTCTCTGAGGCGTCTTACACGCATTGTCTTTGAAGGGATGTGTCCGATGTACCCTATCTTTCCAGCAGTCGTTCTACCGACCTCTAGATAGCCATTACCAGTGGCCTCTACGTCAGTATAGAACTTAATTAGGGTCTCTTTAAATGTCTCTTCCTCATTACAGTCCTCAAGCCACTGATGTAAATCTTGTTTAATTCTATTTAATTTTCTACGTGCTCTTTCTAATTGCTTCTCATCATCAATTGAATCTAATAAATCTGTAGTCTTTCTACTTTCAATAAAGTCAAATCCTAGGCCAACGATATTAGAAACCTTAGCATTAATTGCTGCATAATTGTATGGAGAAATTTCATATATCGTAGATAGATAATCTAAATTATATTCAGGTTGAACAAGATCAAATAATGCGTATCCGCTTACCGCCTGCTGTATCAATAACTGCTGTGTTCCAGATCCATCTGTACCAACAAACTTTTTCTGAATGTCTCTGCTTGCTTTTCTTCTTAATGCTGGGCTAAGACCAGAGAGCTTTAATATCTCTTCGCCTTCTAGAGAAAATGGGTCATCATTCTTTTGTGTTATAGTAGAATTAAATCTAACCCAGTCTGCAGCGTTAGATATTTCTACATTGTTTGAAGGTGTGTCTTCTTCATACTCAATCATTTGTTGCCCTTCCTCAATTTAGCCATTTCATCTTTGTGAACACCTATATCCAGAGGATCTGGAGTAAGCCCCCATCTCAGTCTTTGTTTTTGATACTCAAACTCTTCATCATCAATTTGTCTGCTTCCTTCAAGGAACTTCGGGTTGCCCTCCGAAATTCCATATCCTCTTACCGCCTTGGCTAATAAATTTATTCTATCTCTGTTATCTTTCATGGAGGCTATAGAAAGAAAGTTGCCTTCGTCATCGCCGATCCATCGACCATCAGGCATTTCCCAGACATATACTCCAAGCCTGGTTTCATTTTCTTTAAATTTAGCGTTTGTCTTTTTAATATCCATAGGTAATTATTTTACCACTTTCAATGCCTCAAGTCCAGCTTTTTGTCAACTTAAATGACAAAACTATGCGTTATCTAAAACCACCCAGTCAAAATCATAGGTCTTAGGGCCAAGATCTGTCAGTGTGAAGGCAGAATCATCTGCTACCAACACCTCATCCCCTATATAGAAATTATAATTAGTTAAATGATTTACATTTGGGTCTTCATAAATTGCTATTATGTTATATAGATTATTTGGCAAGGACCCAGACCTGACACCATTATCTGACTTTGTATTAAACCAAATCTGACCAGTTATGGCTGAGGGTGTTTTGATCATAATATAATTTGGCTCTCCTATATTTATATACTGTGATATATTTGTAATAGAAGAAACGTCTTGTCCATTTATGTATAGCCCTGATATATTTGATTTGGATAATACTCCTCCTGCCGCCCAAGACAAGCTATACTCCTGTCCGCCAGTTTCATTATAAAATAGATATCCAGATGATAAAGATTCTGGGACAATAAATAGCTCTAAAGATCTTATATCATCTATGGTTTCCAAATAGAACCCAGCGCCTAAAGGTCTTATGCCGTTGTCATAGTTTCTCGATATTATCTGATACTCTCTGTTTGAAAAATCTACATCCCAATTAGATCCAGAAGAAGGTTGAGATACCGAAATAAATGATCTTCCGTTATGAGAAAATAATTTTTTGTCTTCATAAAGATATGCGCCCATATAGTATATTTCTGGAACATGTGTGTTTATATCATGTGTTTCAAACACTACCTTAAAGTATATTTGTTTTTCATTTAAGAATGTTTCGCCTAATTCTATACCTGGTATTACAGATCCGTTGGTGCATTCTTCCCATACTGTATTTTCACCATCATAATCTAATGAAGAATACACAGAAATACCTTCAGTTCCAAACCATTCTATTTTTGAAGAAACATAGTCTTTATATGGAAGTGGAGCAATCGAAGTTTCGAAGTAAGATCCTGAAGCTCCCTTTAAATACAGACTATTTTTTTCTCTTCTAAAACCAATATTGTCATTTTCAAAAAGTGTAAATGGTATATAAGCTGGCCAGGAAAATTGATCTGGCTGGTCTTGATGCTGTAGGGTAGATTTAAATAGTTGTCCAAAATTACTTTTAACTATTTGAACATTTGTGTTTATTGGAATATGTTGATAATGAGATTGTATTTTGTTAATATTAAGAGCATACCTGTATATTGCTGGAGCATCTATTAAAAAATATTCTGATGTGTTTGCTGGGCCGCTTTCGATCTCAAGAGACGGATTTGTAAATGTCACACCTCCTACATATTTAGATGCAACTAATTCTGAATCAACATATAGCTTAAGAGAATTTATTTCATATACTGCAACAACATGAAATGCTTTATCCCTATATGGAACGCCGTAATCTACTCTTTCATTTTCTAACTTAAATACAATGTTTCCTTTTTCCCAATATATTCCTACCCCATTTTGATCCGCAAATATAGGAGTTAATGTAGTAATGTTTTTAGGATGAAACCAAATTTCTAATGAGAAATCATTATCTTCTGTTTTTTCAATTCCAAATCCGCCTACTCCAGTTTGACCAGAAAAATCTTTTGTTATTGGAAAAGATATTGTATTTGTGTTTGTTATTTTATTAGAATGTGCCCCATTTGGCACTAAAGGAATATCTACTAGGTTTATAGTTCCAGAGTACGTAGCATTGTTTCCACATCCAGAGGAATCGTAAGCTATGGTTCCAGACGACTCATCCAGCTTCCAAAATCCGACTGGAGAATCTTTTAATATCGCACTATAGTATGACATGATTTTATTATATCAGGCAAACAGTTCTGGGTTTAGTTTAGTAGGAAGCTCTGTTGTGCCTCTAACAAATACAGTGGTGAAATATCTTATATCGTCACTTAGGACGGGAAGTGAGCCGTGAACTATATGTCCTCCATGTATAAATAGCGAATTAGCTTTTGGCTTTATGGTAATTCCTAGATCAGGGTAGTCCAATTCTCCACCCTCATAGTCATCATTAAAATATAAACACAATCCATACCCAATATAATAGTCTATATCAGTTCTCCACTGATCAGCATGATGCTGTATAAAATCTCCCTTTTTATACCTTTGTAAAATCATACCAGTAGGATAATACGAATAAGATTCAAATAAGGATTCCATTTTTTTATTTGCTCTTGAGAATACATTTTCTTCTTCAAAGACTATCTGTTTGCCAAACCAGAAATCGGGAATTTGATTTTTAACTCTCATCTCTTCATTATTCCAGTCTTCTTCAGAAAAACTGTTTATAATTTTTTTTACTTCTTCAAATTCTGAGTCTGTTAGGAAATTTTCTACCTCATAAACATCATCGTATATCTTGTTTATCTTCATAAATTCCTAATTATATTTATTATTATTTATGTGACTTATCTCTATATGGTTTATATTTACATGACTAGGTAAAGATCCTACCCATCTAATTGTTTCAGCCATATCTGCAGCAGTTAAAGCGTTATCCTTTTTCTCTAACTGTGTGTCTATTGTTCCTGGGCACACTTCCGTAACCTTAATTCCATATGCTGGGAATTCCATTCTCATAGTGTCTATTAATCCCATTTCTCCACGTTTAGCATTTGAATAATTTCCGCTTCCACGGTATGGTACTTTTCCACACAAGGAAGTGACAAAAACAATAGTCGGAGATTCAGAATTTTTCATTGCTGGTACAAACAATTGAGACAAATACATTGGTCCAGAAACATTGATATCATACGCTCTTCTAAAGTTTTCCATAGTTTCGTTTATTAGATATGTTGGCCCTGCTCCACCGCCAGCATTATTTACTAATAGATCTAAAGTTATATCTTTATATTTATCGTAGAATGCCTTGATGGCTTTTTCATCAGTAATGTCTAAGCTGTATGTCTCTATGTTGTCAGAAGCAATCTCTGCCAACTTAGATAAATTACGTGACACAGCAATAACTTTGTACCCATTTTGGGATAAAACTTTTACTGTTTCGTAACCTACGCCCTTGCTAGCTCCAGTAACTATGGCGGTTTTCATATTTACATCGTTGGATTATTTACTGGCTCCATGGTTCTATACCAATGAAGTGGTACCATATACTTAAATCCGCTCTTAACTAAGTGTGCGGTGTGATGATATGGTGGAGATGATGGGAATATAATAACGCTCCCTGCCTCTGGCTTAATGGCTATAGTAACTCTGTTTCCATCTTTTGCTACGGCAAAATCTTCTTCTGGCTTGCCCTGTATGATTGGTGCGTCTGGAGATTCAATGGTAAATGAAAGTTCTCCACCCTCGTAATCATCGTTTAAATAAAACACAAGTGAGTACTTTAATCTAGTGTCTCCTTCTTGCTGATCAAAGTGTGCTCCCATGTAGGTTCCTGGGCTATACTTCTTAATATCAAATAATGGGAAATTGATGGGAGTTTCGTTGTCTCCGTGAGCTTCCGCATAATCTTTACAAACGGCATAGAAGGCATCCATGATGGTGTTATAAATGTATCCAGCCTTATTGTCTGTTGTTTTAATTACTCTCTCTTCATCAGATGGGTTTACAGTTTTTTGAGCTCCGTAAAGATACATCTCTCCACTACAGGCTGTCCACTCATTCCATTTAGTAACTGAATTACCCCATTCCTCATTTTCTGTGGAATCAATCATCTCCACAAACTTTTTTGGATCTGGTATTACGTTCTTGTAATAGTAAACATTTTCTTCTAATATTTCTTTTTCCATGTCAATCTCCTATTTTATATTTCTTACCATTTGGATCAATCTTATAACCTTCTTTAAGAAGATCTTGCCACTCCGCCTTTTCTACTGCTTGCTGATCTCTAATCTTCTGCATTTCTTCTGCCCAAGCATCTCTGACTTCTTGTGGATAATCTGATTCTTCTCTATCGTCCCAGAAAGACCCTAGAGTGTATCTAACTCCTGAAGTTATCATACTTACTTCATGCATGTTATTAAATCCGCCATCAAATGCAGCTAACAATCCAGTCTTAGGCTGTATGCTAATATCTTGTGATGGAAACTTAAGCATACCACCCTCAAAATTATCATTCAAATATAAGAAGGCTGCGTATCTACTTCTTGCAAATGGCCCAGTGTTTCCTTTTTCATCTGTGTTGTCTGAATGTATTCTTGCATATGCTCCAGGCTCCCACTTTTGAGTATGGTATCCAATTTGAACTACCTTTTTAGGATCTAGTCCATGAACTGAAGCAACAGCATCTATAATTCCAGATCTAATTTGAGAAAATATGTCTGACTCCAAGCCAAACTCTTCTATCTCTGGATCTCCATCTTGTGGCAAAACCGATGAGTAAGATTCATAAAAAGAAATTGGAGTCCATGATAGTTTTTCTGTTTCAGCCTGCTTGTCTAAAACTTTTATTAAAGCAGCGCACTGCTCTTCAGTTAAAAAGTTTTCATAAAGGACTATGTCCTTAGTCAATCTATTTTGATTATTTAAATTCATTTTATCCTCACTAATCCATCTAGGTTTTTCTTTTGTACCTTTTCCTGGTACTCTGCCATTATTTCACCTTGCATTGATATCCACTTATCTCTGCCATACTTCTCTTCATTCTCAAACCATTCTTTATCGCCAAGGTCATACTTTTGCCAATACATTCTAGTAAAAAGTTTTTCTCCGTTTAAGTTATTTGTAACTCCGTGTAGGTATACCTTTCCATCTTCTGTAAGAATTTCTGGGTGCCCTGAAGGAAAAACTAAAAAATCTCCAGCTTTAGGCTTGTAAGAAAATATTTTATTATTAATAATAAATTCAACTTCTCCGCCATCATAGTCGTCGTTTAGGTATGTAGTAGTTGTAATTGCAAATTTATATCCTGGGGTCTTAATAGGCTCTCTAATAAAGTCAGAATGATAATTCATTGCCAATGGGTGTCCTTTTCCTGCATCATCAAAATACTTGCATAGGCTTGGACCAGTCCATCTCCAGGTGCTTATCTCAGAAACTACAGATTGCTCAGAGTTATAAGTTTCTGAGTACAAGGAGTTTACTGGATTAGAGACATGAGTAGGATCAACATCTAGGTTAAACCTATTAATAAAATCATTATTTACTTTATGAAAACCTTTAACTAGCTCACAAATAAAATATTTTTGATCTCTTCCCTTATCGGTTGTAGGCTCTTCATGATCCCAGGCAAACTTCATTTCTCTATCGGATTTGTTAAAATTTATTCCGAACTTTTCTACTTTTTCTCCAAATTCGTACCATGGTTTCCAGTCTTCAAATATTCCTGTTTCTGAACTTCCAATATCTTTAGCTATCCTATACATCTTGTCAACATCTTCTAATACGCCGTTATAAACTATAATATATGGATATATTTCTTCGCTATACATTCTTATCTCCATCTATTAAAACCCTATAGTACTTCTTATCAGGTTCTGGCTTAACTTCTCCAGTATGTTCTAATATAGTCCAAAAGAATGGAACTGTATATCTTATGCTACCTTTTATTTCTGTTACACCGTGAATATAATTCATATCTCCAGGGAAAAAGTAGGCAGCACCTCTTTTAGGCTTAAATTGAATTCCTTGATTAGGGAAATATAACTCTCCGCCTTCATAATCATCATTTAAATAAAACAAGCTAGCTAAATCATACCATGGAAAATCATTGGACAATCCAGCATCTGGCCCTTCATGTAATTCTTTGTCTGCGTGTGGTCTTTGGAATTGACCAGGTAGCCACCTAACGATTGTCTGCCCAGTTGGCTGAGCTTTTACCTTATAAAAATCTTCTATGATTGGCTGTAGTCTTTGAAAGAGTCCAACTATAACTGGAACAATGTTTGGATCATTTTTGTTTAAAGATGGAGCACTACAAACTCTGTCTTTCCAATAACTTGAATCATATATAACTGTTCCATTTTCATTTACATGATCTTCTGTGTAGTCCCAAATTGTAATCTTTTTAGCAGCTGACTCAAGGAAGTTTATCTCATCTTCAGTCATAAAATTTTCTAGTTCAACAATCATATCCTTGCTGTACCCAAAAAATCCAGATGGGGTTATTGATTTCGGTGCGTGTAAGTGTATGTCTTTGTTTACAATTTCCATACTTAATTATACCATTCCATTAGAAGCAGTATTATCATTTACAGATAACCTCAAAGTCTTAGTTTCATGAGAACCTAAAGAATTACCGTTCTCATCTACAGCGTCTCTATACCAATCCGTCCAGTTTCCAGAAGAATTTATAACCTGTGCGGCTTCTCCATAAGACATATTAGCATTGTGTCTAGACCTGTCATCATCTCTATACTGAACAATCTCTATAACTGAATTGTTTAAGTTACTCAAAGATATTGGAATTATTGTAGCTATTGGAGTACCAGCCTTGATTACAGTTTCTACATTTGCCTTTTTAGCTTTGATTGCTAAAGGCAATGGATTATCATAAAAAGATGTGCTCATTAAATTAGACATTGTTTCAAAATCTTCATTAAAATAATTTACTGGATTTATTGTCCATATACTAACATCTGGGTCTGTCCTAAAAACCATACCTGTATTTAGACTTATTGTAGACTGTCCTCGTCCAGAGTAAGCATCAGCAGGTTTAGTTATCTTTACATGCTGATCTGTCTGATCATTTATTCCATCCCAAGTAAAAATTATATCTTCTGTGCAGGATAAGTTCCATCCTACTACGTTGGCCTGTGTTACTGGAAAACATCTGTAGGCATGCTTTTCTGAGGTAACATCCATCCATTCTCTTTTAATAGACATTGGATCTATTTTAAACTTACACCCTTGCATTTTTTCTACCGATATATTAATCATTATTCATTATCCCACTTTGGATCATACATATCTGGCGTATGATATTTTTTGCTATAATCAAGCATTGTAACTATTGAATGTTTAGTTCCACTAGTTACTGGCATAGCTCTGTGAGGATACATAAAATTAGAAGGAAATATATACAGGTCTCCAGCTTTTGGCTTTATGTTTAAACCCTGAAGTCTAAAAAATAGCTCTCCGCCTTCGTAATCATCGTTTGGGTATGCTACAAGTGACACAGTACAGTTATAAGAATATCCATGATCATGATGTTCTTGAAAGTGTTGGCCTGGTCCATATTTAATAAAATTAAAAGCTTCCCAATATTTTAATGGCATAATGTTAAACATTCTACGATAATCTTCAACTGCAGGATTTTGGGCATCATACACATCTTGCCACAAAGACTGTAGCTTTAATGATTCTTCGCTTTTATCTGCCTCTATGTCTGTTTTTTTAAACTTAAAATCTACACAATCTCTATAGTCTGGCATAAGTTGTTGGTATCCAACATAAGCTGGATTCCAGTGGTATCTTTTGCCATCTGGAGATAATTGTCCCCATGGGGCAACCTCTCCCAATACGCTGTCAAGTCTGTTTATAACATCAATTTCTGGTTTTATAACGTCTCTATAAACAACAATTCCTGTAGCCACTTCTTCTTTGCTAGACCATGTTTGCATTACTTGTACTCTCTTCTTGACCAGACATTCTTTATGTATACCCCACCGTCGGGAACCCTATACTTTTTCATGTTGTCATTCATTTTAGCATAAATGTCATTTTGAGACAATAGCTCTATTTCACTTTCCCAATCTTCTCTTTTAAATGGGATAATTTGCATATATGGGGTTCCAGCTTTAATTGTGCCTTCATATCCATCAACAACAAAAAATGGGAATGTTCCAGACAAATGAACTTTATCGTTATCTACAATCCCAGTAGTATTTAAAAATGGAAGATCGAATCTATTCATTGGTGTCATATATATACAGCTGTATCCTTCTGGAACCTCTAGACCCCAATCTGGCTGCCAAGCAAAGTGATACTTGTAGTAACCCTTTGGGTGCTCAAACTGTGGCATGGGTGGCCTTCTTGATACGAAGTCTCTGCAGTTTAATTCTGAAACCTTGACATCAATATTTCCCTGACTGTCTTTAAAAAATGTTATGTCGCATGGTGTTTTTAAAACGTAACCTGTTGAGAACCCATCCATAATTGCTGGGCAAGCTTTCCAAGTTGGGATCTTGCCATAATCATCCTTAGTTCCTTCTTTTGGAAATGGACAAACCGCTTTAGGAGCTTTAAAATAATCTCCGTTTGGCATCTTAGCAAATCTGTCTGCCTCCTTGTACCACTTTGGCATCACGGAGTGTGTTGTGGCAGGAGTTGACTTGCTATCTTTTTTTAACCAGGGCCTGAATGACCTAAAAATTATTTTCATTACTTATGACCGATTTCATTAATGTCTGTCATAATAACAACACAATACTTAGTTCCCTCTTTCATTGGCAATGACGCATGTTCATAAATATAGTTTGATGGGAATATTGCAATATCTCCAACTTTTGGGGTATGAATATGATTATCTAATCTTGGAAATTGTATCTCTCCACCCTCGTAGTCATCGTTAATATAAATTACTGCAGATACAGTACAATTATATGCTGGCCCATGGTCGGCATGAATTCTAAAATGCTTACCTTCTCCTTCATACTTTACAAAGTTAAATGCTTCATAATATACAACATTTATCCCCCAGTATCTTGCGTAATCATCAATACAAAATTTTAACTTCTCATAAATTTCATTATGTAAATCAATTAATGGAGCATTAAATTCATTTTTAGGGCCAAGGTTTTCTGGCTTAAATTTAAAATCTACGCAGTCCCTTGCCTTTTTAATCGGAACTACAGAATTTGTTACTTGAGCCTCTGACCATCTATATCTGGCCCCATTAGTTAAGTTGTCTTCAAGTATCTTTATATATCTTTCTGCGTCCTCTTTTGAAAAAGTATTATGATAAATGTTTAGACCTAATCCTGGATTAGTAGTTGTAATAGTACTGTTAACTCTTCTTTCTGGCAGCCTATTAGAAGCTGTCTCAGATCTATCTTTATTAAACCAGTGGTCTTGTGGGTCTTGATAATTCATTGTTTTTCCTACCTTTACAAACACATTGTATCATAATAAATATTTTATTATGTTTAATCAGGAAACTCTTGTTCCTGATTCTTTTACTGACTGACTAGAAACTATTATAAACTTACAATTCTCACGAAAATCTTTTAGGTTGTGAGATCCGCAATACGACATTCCGCTTGTCAAGTTATTAATCATTTGATTAATTGTATCCTCAACACTGCCTCTTTTTTCTACTTTGCCATGAACACCCTCTACATGCAAACGACTTGCATCTTCTGGCTTTTTATCCATTAAATCTAGTTGTAAGCTAAGAGATGCCGTTCCTCTAAATTCATTACTTGCACATTCTTCATGACCCGCAAACATGGATCCCATCATTACTGCACTTGCGCCTGCGGCTAAAGCTTTTACAATGTCGCCAGTTTGCTTTACTGCGCCATCTGAAATCAATCCGTTTATTTCATTTGATTTAATATTGTTATAAACATCCATAACTGACGCAAGAACTGGAACTCCAAATCCAGTAGCAAATCTGGTATTGCATGCTGCTCCGCCACCGATACCTACTCGTACTGAATCTGCTCCAGAATTCATTAAATCATCATATGCTTCATAGGAAGAAACATTTCCAATCATTATATGAGTGTCATTTGGAACAGATGATCTAAGTTGTTTTACAGCATTTATACAAATATCTGTGTGGGCAAATGCCGTATCTATTAGTAATGTTTTTATGTTATGAGATAAAATATTATTAATAAAATCAGAATTGTTTGCCTCTTCAATATTTACAGAGAATCCTAATTTATTGTTTGATGGCAAC